TAAGGCCCCCCGTTTCACTCTATATTTCACAACTGTTGCCAACACAGGCCAACTGTTGTGACCCTTCGGTCATGTCTGACTCTTCCACGATGTCCCACTCGATAGTCTTTGGAAACTCCTTGACTAGCTGCTGGTACGTCTCTAGGTCCACAGGCTCATAAGGTGCTTGCTGGTACGTGTGTTCTGAGTAAGGCAGGAAACTAATGCCACTCACCTTGTCGAACTTGTTGTACAACCACTGCCCTACCTGTAGGAACTCATCGTCTCTGTAGTAACAAGTCATGGAAGGCTTGTGTTCACACCAGTGGTCCTGATACATCTCCCAGAGACACAACTGCTCCATAGCTCCCATGTCAGTAGCCACTACAGCCTTCTTAGGAGACTGCACAGGGAACGAGAAGACCTTAGTAGTAGGAGAAGTCACGTCTTCCTCCACAGGGACTCCAGAGGCTTCTAAGACAGCACACAGGGGGTCTCTTGAGTCTGCCCTTACTCGTCGTATGTACTGCTCCGCATATCTAGGATGGATGCCTGACGCGCTATCCACCAACTGAGATACAGTACCGGAAGGCTTAACAGCAGTAATGGCAGTGCTAACATTGATGCCAAGACGTTTAGCCCAAGTACGGTTAGTTTTAATAGCTTCCTCTTTAAGCTGCTTGAGCCAATACTGTAGTTCTTCACGACTCTTCCTCCCTGACATAACTGGATGGTCCATGATGCCAGTGAGTGACACTCCTAGCAACGCTTCTTCCTCTGTGTTGTCCTTCCAGATCTTACGTAAGTACCTGAAGTCAGTCAAAGTAGCCTGTAGCGTCCCTAGCACAGCTGCTGACCTGACCTTGAGCCGTAGGCTTTCCAGTGTGTCGTTAGCCCTGATGACCACCTCAGACAAGTTACAGAACTGGTACGGCCTCAGTATAATCTCTGAGCAGGGGTTAGTCCCGAAGTCAAAACTAGCGTCCCTACGTCCGTTCTTCTCTGCCTGACGCTGACTTGCGACACGACTAAAGACACCTCTCTCGCCTGACCGTGACTCGTACAGAGACTTCCACTCGTTCAGAAAGGCTTCAAAGTCAGGCTTCTCTGTGTAACAAGCTGAGTTATTAGCCAAGCCACGCTGAGGATTGTCTACCCACCACTGTCCTGACTTGGACCTTCGTAGCCTGTCGTCAGTGAGGTTACTGAGACTGATGAGAGCAGACCTTCGCACACCGCCGACGACGACAATTTGTGCAATCTTACAGCATAGATCGTGGCACTCAATGGAGCTAAGTCTTCGACCAGCAGCGGTCCGAAAGACTTCCACGGTGAATTGAAACAGGTCAACAAGAGGTTCTGGACCAGACGCTCTACCTCCGAAGGTCTTAAGGGCTGACCCCGCAGGTCTAATTCCAGAGACGTCCCACTTTGGAACCTGACCAGTAAACAACATTGCGATAAGTTCTCTATACCCTTTAGCCCATCCAATTTTGCTGTCAGCGACGTGTATAACGGTATCTGTATCATGTAGCTCCTCCGCTACTTCAGGCAACTTGGAAATGTACTGACGTTCTACGCTAAAGCCAACTCCTGTGCCACACATGAGAATGTACATCATCTCGTCAAAAGCTTTAGGGTGGTCTATAGGCAGATAGGAGCAGTTAAACCCGGCTACATTGTCCCTGTCCAGAGCTTCTCCAGCAGTCATCAGCGCCCTCATGCTGGGCATTACGTCCAGATTGTAAACAGAAGTAAAGAGGTCCTTAGCTTCCTTCTTGGACAGCTTCTCTTTCTCCACCCAGAAGTCCAAGTAACGATTTACAGTTTCCTCCCAAGTCTCTCTGCGCTGCTCTTCAGGCAAGTATCGAGCGTACCTTGATTTATGTATGTATTGTTGATATGCGTCCATTATAGTTCGTATTCTCCTCCAGTTATTAGTGACATCTTTAGTTGGTCCAGCAGAAAGTACAGGCTGGTTGTGTCCATGTTTGTAGACACCACTATGAAATCTTCTGACTTGATGACACAAAAAGCTTCATCATAAGTTTCCAAGTCTTCTTTACCTACTATGGAGTCAAACACCATTGGCACAGTAAGTACGTCTTCTTTCTGCTTCTGGTCAAACCCACCTTTGATTACTTTCATTCTAACGACTCCTGTTCTTCGACCATTTTGTTTAAGTACCACTGCGCTTTCTTTAAGTCCTGTAGGCCGTTCTTGTATCTCCACCTGTGTAAATACTTTATGACGTTTCCCTGACAGTACTCAATGATTCCTTCTCCTAGCTGCTGCTTAATGTAGTCTATAGCCTCGACACCTCCTTGATTGTAGTGAGGAGGCTTGTTGACCAAAGCGTCCCACTCCTCTTTAGTTGCTGAGTCAATACTCATCTTCGTCCTCCTCTTCATCTTCTAGCTCCTCAGCAAAGCTTTCTATTTTGTTTATAAGTTTGTCTTCAAATCTGTCCAGAAGCTCTTCAGAAGTTATGTTCAGTGCTTCCAGAAAGTCTTCAGGATCGTAGTCACGTAGCAGTCGCTCCTTAATTTCTTCCATTGTTAGAGACATCATCCATCAACTCCTGTAGCGTATCTAATGTGTACCATGAAAGACCTTCTTTGTCGCACCATTGGGACATAGTCATCTTAGCTCCTTTTCTTACTTTTTTGTTTGGGTTCATAAGAACAAACACAAGTCTTTGATGCTTCTCTAGGCTGTCTCTGATACTTGTGTATTTCTTAGTGTCTCCTTCTCTGAAAAACCCTTTGCACTCCACCAGCGTATCACTAGCCGCATGTACAAAGTCCGGTCTATAGTTTCTGTGTATTGTGTAAGGCACTGTGTAGGGTTCATAGTCGAACCCCTTCAGTACCTCTGCTGTATGTTCCTCGAATACACTACGAAACTTCGATTTCTTGGACCTTCGGCTCATTGAATACCTCTGTTAAATAACGTGGACCTGTTGAATATAGGAATCCTCTTAACGAGGGCCAACATTCCTTTTTGTAAGAGCAGTAGGAACATCCTACGGCGAGTTTCTGGTTGCCACTTTTTCCATCTGCGATAGTTTCGTAGCATACTTCGGGTGGCTCCTCCTGCTCTACCATCTTTTTTATCTGGTTAATCCTTTCTCCAATGTCATAAGAGATTAGGTCGTACACAGGAGCCTGAGTGTCCTCAGAGTCATACAGCAGATAAGTTAGATGTCCGTTCTGTTTGTCCATTGCCAGCCAGCCAAACTTAGTTTCACCTTCTGAGTGAGCGTAGCCTTTGATCTGACCTATGTACCCAAAAGGATCGTCATAAGCCAGTGTGCCTTCTTTGAACTTTTTGAAGCCGAAGGTGGACGTAGATTTCACATCAGTCACAATACCGTCGATCCTGCAGTCCATAGACCCTTTGATGCCATTGACCTCACACTTCTTCTGCTCATCAGTCACAGCGTGACCAGCAGCTCTTGTGAGGAACAGTAGCAGTTCTTCAATGAGATGCCCATAGAGGAACTTGACGTAAGTGTGTGGCTGTATGTCTTCCCCTTTGTCCACATCGTTGTAAACGTTCCAGAGGTATCTCTCCTCGCGTCCTATGTTGGACATACGTAGCTTACGCGAGTCGTCTCTGACCTCTGTAAACTCTTTACGCATAAGGTCCTTGACGTTCTCTCCGAACTGCTCAATGCAGCTCTCGATGTCAACTCCTTCTGCTACTTCTTTGGACTCCACAAGTTTGTAGATGTCGTCTACTAGGTTGTACGTACTTTTCATACTCTATGCTCCACCCAACGACATTTGCGAGTCTTCCCGTTAAAAAACACATGCCGCACCCCTATTTTTTTCTGTAGTTCTGACCGTTCTCTAGTAAAGTTGTTTCCGTCATTACGAGATTTAACATCAATGAACACAGGTACTCCTCCTTTAACTGCTATCATGTCTATAGGCCCTGAACAACCAGCGTTAGGAAAGACCTCAAAACCTTCGTCCCAGAGCCATGTTATTACGTAATGTTCAGCAATGTCTCCGAGCCGCGAAGAATTCTGTATTTCTTTTGCCATCTTTATTTCTCCTTAGTGTGTCTCTGCCCATGTTGTACCAACTTTGTACTCACCGTCCAGAGGACACCTCAAGTTAAACTCGATACCCGCAGCCTTGAGACATTCCACTGCTAACCAGCCGAACTTCTCTGCGTCTTTCTCAGCCACTTCTGTCTGCACTTCATCATGGATATTACCTATGATCTTGTAGTCCAGCTTCCATAGCTTTGCGTAGTCGTCCAGAATCACCAGAGCTTTCTTCATTACGATAGCTCCTGCTGCTTGCAACAACGTGTTCAACGCAGAGTGTTCTGATCTGACTATGAGACGTCTTCCGTCAAGTCCTGTGAGGTATCCTCTTGCTGAAGCGTTTGAAACTCTCTCCTTAAGAGCTGCGAATGATGGCAGATTATGTAGGAAAGATTCTCTAAGGTTTTTGCCAGCTTTTCTACCTCCTCCAGCCACTGACCCAAGCTTTTCATCTCCTGCTCCGTATAAGAGTGCATAGATGAAAGTCTTAGCCTGATTTCTTGATTCAAGTCCAGCAAGTCGTTGATTTGTTGTGTGGATATCACCGTTAATGATTTCATTTGTATAGTCCTCGTCCTTCATGTAGTGTGCCAGCATACGCAACTCAAGACCACTGGCATCAAAACCTACTAACTTTTTACCCTCTGGTACAGTCCAGCAGGAACGACACTCGTGTCCGTATGGGCTGTGACTTGCGGGTACTTGGGCCATATTAGGTGACTGATGCGTCATACGTCCTGTGACTGCACCGTTACTAATGACCCTACCGTGTACTCTACCGTCTTCCTGCACATGCTCCAGCCATGAGTTTACCTGTGCGTATCTTTTTTGTAGCATCAGGTACTCACTCACGATCTTAGCCTCTGGAAGATCAATAGTGTCTAGGACCGCTTCATCGACTATCGGGTTGCCTTTTTCCGTGAGCTTGTCGAAGCAAACCCCAAGGCTCGAAAGCCTCTTCGCAATTTGTTGCCTAGAACCCACGTTAAAAACCTCAACTTTGTCTTTAAGCCTCTTACCAGTTTTCTCTGACCACCTCTCGTGGATGATTGGCGGGAACCTCTTCTGTAGTATCTCCTCGATGTCATTCATTCTCTCCTTAAATGTGGAACACAAGTCCCTAGCCAAAGGTTGATCTAGGACCCAGCCGTTCTTCTCTTGCTGCTGCACTGCTACTTGCACTTTATGCTCTAGTTCAATGCTTGCAGGTGAGAAGCAGGTCATCTCTTGCATCAACTTCTGGTGGACTGCTTCTGTTACTTCAACGTCTCTGATACAGTAGTCAATCATCTCTTGACTAAGCTGTGTCCAGTCGCTGTGGTCTCCCTTTGGGAAACCTAGTTCATTACCCCAGTTCCTCAGTGAGTGTCCTCCTGACTTACTTGGCTCACATAAACGTGACAAAACCAGTGTATCTATGATCCTCTCAGGAGCCACTGTGACGCCCCAGAGACGTTCCAGGACAGGGATATCGTATCCTATTAGGTTATGCCCAACTACGCTCACAGAGCCTCTGAGGGCTTCTGAGAGGGTGTCTGGGGTCCCATGTACCAGTGTTACGTCGTTTTCCTTGGTAACAACGCACCAAATGGTGTCTGGGGTCAAACCGTTGGCCTCTAAATCAAGATAAATCAAAAGTCGTCCCCTACGTGTGGGTTAGGTACTTCACTCAACCTGCCGGTAGACCTATCATAAGCAAGGTAACAAGCAGGACCAGTTTCACCAGTGTAGCGATTCTTAAGAACCCTGACAGTCGTAGTGTTTCTGATTTCTTCATTTTCATGCTGCTGGTCTCTTTCCATGCCTATGACAATGTCAGACAGCTGTGCAATTGCCTGTGACCCTCTGAGTTCACCTAGGCTAATCTGTGCGCCGTCCTCATGTGCTTTACCCTGTGACCGCCGTAAGTGTGACACGAGGAACAAGCAGATGCCTGTCTCAGCCACAAGCGCCCTGAGCTTAGTCATGATTTCGTCAATGGCCTTACGTTCGTCACCGTTCTCCTGACTTGACACAACGATGGACAAGTGGTCTAGGACTACAAACTTACAGTCTAGAGCTTTAGCCATGTAGCGCACACGTGCCAGTAGGTTGTCAGCTGAAGTAGAACCCCAGTGGTCGAACAGGTAGTACCTTCCGGTTCCCATTGTCTCTTCCCAGAAGGGTCTCAGGTCGTCTACATGGGTGTCTTCCTCAAGGTGCAGGGGTCGATTAGCGGCCACTGACATGATGCCCAGAGTCGTTCTTGAGAGGTCCTCTTCCAACGCTAGGACACCGATGTTACCGTCGCAACGCTTGAGCAAGTCGTACTCAATCTCACGAATGAATTGAGACTTGCCCATGCCACTACCACTGGTGATGGTCACGAGTTCATAAGGTCTGTGACCTCTGGTGAGAACATTGAGTCCTTCCCACGGGTAAGGCACTGACTTTACGTTTCGTTTTTCAACTAGGTTTTCCCACGTGTCCGTACCAGCGACAATACCGTCAGGTCTGTAGGTCTTAGCGTTCCACCATGCTTGAATGAAGTCCTTAACCTTGTTAGCCATAAGCATGTCACTAGCGTCCTTCACAGGTAGCTTAACGATCTTGAGCTTGTTTGGACTAAAGAGGTCCTTGACTGCGTCCACAGCTGCGTCACCTGCTTTGTCGTTGTCAAAACACAGGACCACAGTACCGTAGGACTCCAGCCACTCTAGCTGTTCCTTGACTTCCTTTGCCGCATTGGACGCACCTGAGCGTAACGAGACTACGTCCCACTGCTTGCCTGACATCTCATAGATAGCCATAGCGTCCAGTTCACCTTCAGTGATGGTGATGTACTTGTTTGTTTTACACAGGTGTTGCCCAAAGAATCCAACTCCGGTTATGTCACCGCTAGAATGGAAGTTCTTTGTTTTCACCTCGCGTACTTTAGCAGAAGACACTTCATTTGTGTCTAAGTTGTAGTAAGGGTAGTAGTGCCTAATGATTTCACCTGTGGTCGAGTACTCCACAGTAACACCGTAGCGGCTACACGTGTCCTGAGACAGTCTACGCTGAGGTATTGCTGCCACTACACCTCCCATGCTTAGACGTGTCTTGGTAGGGCTAGGCTGTGCTGTTGTTATCATGTCTGATGCACCGTGTATATGGTAGTCACAACCGACGGCAAAGCAATGCGCCCCACCGTCGTCGTAAATGGCTAGGGCGTCCGACGAACCGCAGTCAGGACACCCCTCATGTTTAATGAATTTAGCCATCTCAGAAGTCCGAAAAATCACCTTCGGTCATCTCTGCTTCCTCTAGGACCTTCACGGCTTCGAGGTAAGTAGCAACACCGTGTACAGGATGAGGCTGACCCAGTTTAAACTTCAAGCGCACCTTAGAGTTGTAAGGCACTTCTCCGTTGTACTGGTTACCTTCAGCGTCAAACCGCTTGATTTCGTACTTCGACTTAAACTTACGTTGTTTGTTGCCTTGATAGTCCTTGATCTTCACACCTTGTGCCGCCAGTGTTGAAGCATCGTCTTCGGACATAGTGATGGTCATTGAAAATGCTCCAGTGTCCTGACCGTTGTACACATCGTGCTGAGTCAGGTTGCTAAAGTTTACAATGCCTTCGATAGTAGTAGCTGCTGCTGCCATAGGGAATAATCTCCGTTTGTTTGCTTTTGTTTGTGTCCAAGAGACAATCTCCTGAACATACTAATAGTATACCACAGTTTTGGATGCCGTGTCACCTCCTTTCAACTTTATTTCTAGGTTGTTTCCCTTAATGAAGCAAACAGACGCAGTAGGCTGTCTCTACAGTAGTACTTCTGTAGTACTTCTGTAGTAACTACAGTAGTAACTACTACTGTTTACTTCTTTAGTTAATTACTTTAGTTGTAACTTATGTACTACTTTAGTAGAGGGTAGCATAATCTGTCCTCGGTGTCAAGAGGGTATCCCCTATTTCTTCAAAAAAATTATCGTCCTCTAGTTCACAAGCATAGACACTGCT